GTACTGTTTGTTCCTTTTTTAAAAACACCTTGGAACATTACTAAAGAAGGGTTTTCTTACGTTCCAGTTGTCCCACAACTAATGAAAAAATACATTGGAACAGGAGATAAAAATGCTGTTATTCCGGGTGCTTACTACGAGATTACAAAAGAAGAAATGTTAGCTCGTCAAGCAATGGGAGCAACTTCTTTTGCAGTAATCATGGGACTTGTAGAACAAGGAAGAGTAACTGGTAAGCCGCAAACTGCTGGTGAAGCACAGGCGTGGAAAGATGCAGGTGTTCCTAATTCTTCTATAAGGATTGGAGATACTTGGATTGCCTATGATCGTATTGAGCCACTGGCTACAGTAATCGGACTGTCTGCTGAACTAGCGCGTACTTGGGATGACATAGGTAATTTGCCAGAAGCAGATCAAGATTATACAAGGTACGGTCAAGAAATTGGTAAAGGTACAATGTTTGCACTAAAATCAAACATTATGCAAAAATCTTTTATGGAAGGTTTCAGCACATTCTTTAATACCGTAATGGATGACAGAGGTGGCGGCTTAGAACAAGGTGTTAGTGGAATTGTACGACAGTTTACACCTGCTTTGTTGAATCAAATAGGTCGAGTAGTTGATCCTTATGAAAGACAAGCCACTACAATTACAGAAAGAATAATGCAACGGCTTCCTTTGATCAGAGAAAATCTTCCACAAGAATTTGGACTGTATGGAGAGGGGCGTGAAACAAATATTGCCCAAGCAATAACTTCATTTAATGTTCAAACAGCAGAAGATACACCTTTGCAAAAATATATCTACTCTTTAGGAATAAAAAAAGTAAGAGAGGATAAAACTTTAAAAGGTGTAAAGCTTAATAACGATCAATTAGCAAAACTAAGAAAGATGAGCAATGAATATTTAAGTGTGCGTCTTAATGCTTTTGTAGTACGTCCCTCTTTTCAGAGACTACCAGACCCACAAAAGAAAATAAGATTAGAAAAATACATAGATAAATTAAAAAGAATTCCTAGAATAAGATTCTATAATGAACTAAGAAGAACTGATCCAGAAATGGCTAAAAAGTTTAAGAATGAAGTATTAAGAAAAATAGGAAAACTAGAATAGGTTAACGGCGTTAACTAAAAAACCCCCGCCGAAGCGGGGTAAAACCACTGGAGTGTGGGTAGTCTGTAATATGATTACTTTCTTATCTTATCAAGAAAATTAAAACTACTATAGATTTCAGTTGCTTTATAAACAGACTTACTATTCTTCTGACTCTTCTGACCACTGGCTTGCCTAACAGCATCATCTGCTGTGTCAGCTTTAAATGTACCTAAAAACTCTTTGTCACAGTACACCTCGTACACTCTTACCATCCCCAGTTGTCTCCTGTGAGTCCATGTGAATTATAATCTGTCACTCGTTTCTCAAAGAAATTAGAAATGCTAGATCCTCCTAACAATTCTTCCATCCAAGGTAAAGGATTTTCTTTTACTTTCCAGTTAGGTCGTAAGCCTAGTTGAATCAATCGTCTGTCAGCAAGATAACGAATGTATTGTTTAACTTCTTCAGCAGTTAATCCTTCCTGATTGCCCATGTCATAAGCTAAGTCAATGACTTTATCTTCAAGACGCACAGAGTCTCTAAACATATCGTATATCTCACGCTTGAAATCATCTGTAACAACTCTAGGATGCTCTTTGCAGAACTCACGAAACAACTTAGCCATCCCTTCAGCATGTTGTGATTCATCACGTACTGACCACTCAACAACAGTACACATACCCGGCATCTTGCCGTAGCGTTGGTAGTTCAACAGCATGGCAAACGCAGAGAACAAAGACATCCCTTCATTCAACACTGAACGTGCTAGAGCTGAAGCAGTCCCCGCATGAGAGTGCATGTCAATGTCACTCATAAACTCTACTTTATCTGCCATCTCTTCATACTCTAAGAACGCAGTGAACTCTTCCTCTGGAAGTCCTAACGTATCGTTTAAGAGGGCGTAGGCTCTTTGGTGGATGAACTCTCGACTTGCAAAGGTAGTAAGCATCGCCCTGATTTCATTGTTCTTAAACTTGGGTATATAATATTCCAAGTAGTTTGTCCCAACCGCAACGTCTGTTTGCGTAAAAAGCCGCAAGATCTGGGTAATATGATTCTTCTCTGCGTCCGATAAGACACCGGATTTCCAGTGGTTAATGTCTGTCTGTAATTCCAGTTCATCTTCAATCCAATGTATCCTTTCATGCTTAGTTGCATACTCAACAGCCCAAGGGTAGTTAAAAGGTTTGTAACTTTTACTCGCTTCCAGTAAGTTCATATAATTGATTCTCCAGCATATCAATACGTTTTTCTTGTTGTAAAATATAAGTATAACTATCGTTAAGCAACCTGCTATACGCTGAGTCAGTGTCTTTAATTAACTCTAACCGTTGTAGGATAGTTCGTTTTTCATCGTGGATCATTTCTGTCACCCCTGACATGATAAGCAATCTTCATCCTCAAAGTCTTCTAACGCATTGCGGTCAACTTTTGTACCAACCTTCTCCGCTGTAACGCCTGATGTTGTACGCAAGTAGTATAGCCCTTTGAGTCCATCCTTCCATGCCTTGAGATGGACTTGATTGACAATAGATTTATCAGTACCAGAAGCAAAGAATACATTTACTGATTGCCCCTGACATATAAACTCCTGTCTCTTAGCCGCGTGTTCAACAACCCACGTTTGATCGAGTTCAAAGGCTGTTTTAAAAACTGCTCTTTCAGAAACCGTGAGGAAATCCAAATGCTGGACAGAGCCTTCCTTTTCAATAATGCTTTTCCACGTTGACGCATTGTCCTGCCCATGTCGTTGAAGAACTTCTAATAAGTAAGAATTACGCAGAGTATGACTACCAGCCCTAGTCCTGTGAACGTAACAATTGGAAATGCTAGGCTCAATAGAAGCAGAACACCCACAAAGAATGCTACTGTTAGCATTGGGAGCAATAGCGAGGAGGTGCATATTACGAATGCCCAAACCCAATCCATCAGGACACTCACCTTTTTCGGTAGCAAGTTCATATGTTGCCTCGACTGCTTGAGATTTAATATCTTTAAATATTTTATGGTTGGCACTTGCGGCTTGCCAAGACTCCCATGCTATACCTTTACTCTGGAGGTAACCGTGGAAGCCCATCGCTCCCAAGCCGATGGAGCGTTCTTGTGAAGCTGAGTAGATAGCTTTGAAAAGCCCGCTTGGTGCTTTTTCAATAAAGTATTGAAGCACATTGTCCAGCAACTTGATAAGGTCTGCAACCATGCCGCTTGTTTTCCATTCATCGTATCGCTCAAGATTGACTGATGAGAGGCAACAGACTGCTGTACGTTCATTACTTGTCGGGAGATGGATTTCATTGCAAAGGTTGCTACCGTTAATTGTGAGTCCAAGTTTTTTCTGAGCTTCTGGTAAGTGTCGTCTGGCTGTGTCGATAAAGTTAAGGTAAGGACTGCCAGTTCTGAAGCGAGCTTCCAGTATTCGTTGCCAAAGTTTTCGAGCTTGGATTGTATCTCTAACAGTTCCTCCATCTGGGTCTTTAAGTTGCCATTCTCTATCATTTACTACAGCCTCCATGAAATTATCTGTTAAGTTTACAGCATTAAAAAGATTAAAACATTTACGATTGATGTCACCACCAGTAGGAACTTTAAAGTTAATAAACTCTTCTATGTCAGGATGATCTACGTCTAGGTAGGCCGCATAGCTTCCCTTCCTTGTCTTCCCCTGCCTGTACGCTGTCATCTCTGAGTCCACTACCTTTAAGAACGGTATTGTTCCCGGTGCTTTGTCGCTCACTCCTCTGACTTTGCTCCAGTGTCCACCTACGCCACCACCCTTTACACTCAGCCATGCAACTTCTCCATTATGATTTATAAGGCTGTCAAGAGTGTCATCCACGTAAGTAAGGAAGCAACTAATAGGCATACCACGATTGTCTCGTTTATCGTCAGGTGCATTACTAAGGACAGGTGATGAAAACATGAACCAACCTTTACTAGCGTAGTCGTAAATACGCTGTGCAAAATTGAGGTCGTTGCGACAATAAGCCACACTGGCGCGAGCAAAAGCCTCTTGAGGAGAGGTCTCATGTTCATACATATAGTAGTCTTCCATAAGCTTAACTGCTTGTTCACTAAGCCGCATATCTCTATCATAATTAATTGTTATCCCAAGGTGTTGTTGCATCTACTTCTTTCTCCAGTGTATCTTGTTGCTGTTCAATACGCTCTACAAACTTTTCAATTAAATCGTCTGAAGTAATTTCAAGTGTTTCTAGTATAGTTATTTCATCTAGTTGTTTTAGTTTTTCTTTTAGTTCTTCAAGAGTAAACATCTTACCACACTTCAATTAATTTTTCAAGGTAATGTTTGCATTTTTGCAAATCAAGTACACCACCTTTTTCTTGGAATCGAGCAATGTATTTTATCACATTACCTGTTAAAAATCCTTTGAATTGCTCTTCAGACATCCACTCTTCCATTGCATCCCAAGGCTGAACTTTTTTGCTAGTGTAATGATTACCACCAAGTTGATGGTTTCTAGCCATTTCAGTTAAGTCACTCACGAATACCTCTCTCTGAGGTAATTTATAGAGACAGGCATCTCATCAAATGTACCTTCAATAACTTCATGTAGCATCCAGATACCAGACCAAGATCCATTTGTCTGTGGGTTTAGATACTCTTCTTTGTGTTGATAATAAATACCCGCAAACAAACCTGTAATTCTTTTACCATCAGCGCGTCTTGCGTAAGAAATAGATCTATCTTGTACGTGTCCCATTACGCATGACATATGTTGTTTGTTCACTAAAGCGTTAGAGCTACTTACTGGTCGTCCCATAACACCACTAACAAAATAATGACTATAACAAACGCCGTCAATGACCACAGGCTGTAAGAAATCATAAACCTCCCATCCTAATTCCTCTAAGTATAAATCTTTAAACGACATTAAACCTTCAAGTTTTGGATCAGCCTCAATAGCTCTGGCTATTCGGTACTCATGGTTCCCAATAGTAAATACTAATCGAGGGTTCCAAGACTTGTGTTTATTACGTTGTAATCGTTTTTTCTCTTTCTCAATCGGATCAAGAAACGCTTGCATTGCCTCGATACCTGCATTGATATCATTGATATATCGTCTACCTTCAAAAGATTTTTTACCCACATCATAAGTAGATAAAGACGGCATATCAAAATGATCTCCTATGTGTATTATCACATCAGGCTTTTTATCTACTGCATACTCTCCTGCCCACCTCATATGGTCAATAGGATTACCGGGTTTGACTTGAGTATCAGGAACTACCATGTGCTTCATTATGTTTCTCCATTGTGGTTAACGCCGTTAACCATTGCCAACAAGTAAAAGAAATGTTCAGCGTCTACTACTACTAAAGGCTTGCGTTTGTTTTCTTTAACAACAACTAAAGGCTCTACGTCACTGCGATTGTTGCACTGATCAATGTAACGATACACACCAACTCTTGCAAGGTTCTTGCACTCAACATCATAAGTAAAAGATCTACGTGCCAGAGGGCTTAGTTGTACATCAGACCCT